GCGTGCACTCGCGTCCTGTTGTAGCCCGAGACATAGCAGCGGGTTGTGCGGCCAAGCTCGGTCATGTGTGGTCTCGGTTCAGCATCCGGCGCAGCATTACGTCGTTGTCAGCATCGGGGATCAGTCGCGCCCAGCCTTTGCGGCCTGACATGCGAATCTGCGTGCAACCCATGTCGAGCGCCCATTGGTTCCATGCGCGGTTGGCATCGGCCAGCCATGCGTGCGTGTTCTCGCCAGCTACCCATTTCACGTAAGCGGTGCGGCCTCGCGGGAACTGCGCCCATGAAGTCACTGAATAGGCATCGGCACAGGCCCACAGGACCATGCTGCCGTCTCGCAGTGCGTCGTGTACGGCCTGGTGCGTGTATTCCCCGCCGAGCTCGATGGCTGGCGCAAGCGTCTTGATTGCATCGGGCCACACCAGCGGAATCAGGGCTGGCTCGATGCGTTGCATGGCTACTCTTTGTCTGCTGGCACGCTCACGGGCGGCACGTCAGGCTGGGACGCCTTGACCTTGCGGACGAAGTAGACATAGCCGCCGACGATGACGGCCAGAAGGATCAGGACGAAAATCATGGGGTTGTCCTCGGTTGGAGCTTGCGGATACTGATTAACTTGTCGTTCGTGGCGTTCAGGCACGCTTTGATTTGCAGCGCGTAGTCCAGTAGCGAGCCGTTCGTCCACACGTCCGGAGCCGCCACCGTGCAAACGGTCAGCAGCTCGCTAGGCAATGGGACGTAGACCGGCGTGTGTACTGTCACGGTCTCAGTGCGGACTATCGGCTTGCCCGCGCATGCTGTCAGCAACACGAGCGACGCCAGTGGGAACAGGCACATCCGCCCAAGCCTTCGCATCAGGTTGCTTCGCATACAGTGCCTTCAATTTCGCGTTGGCCGATTCAGCGGCGGCTTGCTGCTGCTTGGCGTATTCCATCGCGGCATCGGCGTAGACCTTCGCGTTCGCGAGGTTCGCGGCGTTGTCGTCGGCCCACTTGCGGTTTGCCGCTTCCAACGTGGCGATGGTTGCCACGTTGGTTTGATTGGCTTCGTGCAGCGTGTTCGCTACCCCTTGCAGGGCCGTCAGTTGCGCGTGGGCGTGATGGATGCGTAGCTGCTGCACGCCGATGATGCATACGGCGAAGATGAGGATGTAGAGCCACATGGGGATGGACCGCAGTACCAAACTTGGTACGCTTGTGGGAATGGTCATCATGGCTTCACACAGATCGCGTATTCGCCCTGTCGCCGCGTAACCAGTCCCTTGAGCTGTCGTCCGCCTGAATAGGTCCAGCGCAGCAGCTCAGCACACCACACGGCAGGCGGCTCGCCCGCATTGAGCTTGCGCATCAGCGAAGATCCGCAAGCAGCGGTAACGCCCACATTCCACTCCCAGCTCGACAGCGCGGCGGCTTGGTTGATCGTGATGGGTCGCTGGATGCACGGCTCGAACTTGCTCCACTCGACCGCCAGGCGCTTGTCCAGACGCGCTAGACATTGCTGCATCGTGAACTGCATGCCCCACGTAACGTCATGGCCAGTCTCGCCAGCGCAGACGGTCGCCACGCCGTTGACATCCGCGTAAGTGTGAGTGACGTTGCCTTCGTACTGGACGATCAGCGGGGCAGCAACCAGCATCAGGGCGCTAAGTGCGATGCCGGACTTACCCTTGGGCGTCATGGCCCGATATGTCTGCTGCCGCCACCTTGCGCCGCACATACGGCTTTATCAGCTTCGTCCAGAAAAAATTGAGGATCATCAGCGCGGTGTAGATCGCGGCCAGGATGTAAGAAACGGTGTCCCAATGGACTACGCCGGTCACGGAAGTGCCAGCAACAACAACGGTGGGTGTAAGTTTGATGGCATCAGCAATGTGTTCAGCATTCATTGCTGATCCTGTTAGGTTGGAGTTATTTGATCGACTTCACGGACGCGAGTCGTGGCTTTTCGTCCGGTTCGGGCTCGGCCAGCAGGTTGCGCACCAGGTCGTCACCGACGCCCGGCACCCCAGCCCACAGGTCGCCATCCGACAGGTACAGGTAAACCGCGTCGATCCGCGCGCATAGCGCCGGGCCGTCAGGAATCCATACCTCCCCGTCCCGGATGAATACTTCCGGGTTGTCGGGAAGGTCGGCCATGACTGCCGGTGGCGAAGCCTTACGCAGCCGGCGTCGGCGAAAGCGTGGCCGTCTCGGCATTCAGGCTGGTGATGAGCGCCTGGATGTCGGTGTTGGCCTGCACCACGTTGGGGTCGTCGGGAAGCGCAGCGGCCAGCTTGTCGGAAATCGCCTGCAACTCGGCAGAGACGGCGGTTTTCAGCGAGGCAACGTTGGCAACAAGGTCGTCGGATGCGGACATAAGGCGTAACTCCAATCTGAGGATTTGGGCGAGGATCGGTGCGAGTAGCCAGCGGCGGACCATGGTTCTGCATCCTGCGTGGCGCGGTTGAATCGCCGCCCGTTCGAGCTTGCCGGCCTTGCGAGGCTTCGGGAGATTTCGGTAGAGGCTGGGCGGCAAAAGGTTACAGGGTGTCGGAATCGGGCAATGGCGCTCTTGCAAAGCACCCGCCATTTGTCATCAGCGGCTCGGAGCCCGGAAATCCGTTCCCTCTCGTCATGAGCATGACATGACGATTCCCGCTTCCTACAGTTGGCCCAAAATAATTCACTCGGCTCTCATCGCGGCACACGCGGGAGTATTGGTAGTGCAACTCAGAGCGGTACATCTCGAAGCCGTCAAGCATCAGCGCCGCAACCTCTCCGCGAAACTTGCGGTACTGCGAATCGTCTTTGCCAAACCACTCCGCCATCGTGTAGGCGCTTTCGGTGTAGTAGCCATGAATGACGAATTCCAGCGCGTCCAAGCCTGCCTGCGCGATCCATGCGCCGCTGCGGCCTCGGGGTGCTACCACGGCATGCCCGTTGACCTTGCGTGCCCGTGAGTACAGCCGTGCGGCGCTCACGGCCCATGCCGCCAGCTTCCTGTCGAACACGGTATCGCCGCGCACGATCCGGCTGTACAGCTCCCATCCGGGATAGCCAGCGTCAAACTTGCTCGCCGTGCGGTTCGCTGCGTCGATGCAGGTATCGGACAACTCGACACGGGCGAATCGCTGATCCGTGGTGACGACGCGAACAGGCGTTTCGGCTTGCGGGATGGCGACGGCGTTCATGCGGAGCCACCCGGCTTCTTCGTCAGATGTTCGTAGGCTTCGTCAATGATTGATTTCACAACCTTCATTTTCCTGATTGCGCGCTTGTCGCCTGGTTTGCCGAAATACCACCAGATGCGACGGTCGCAATCGGACAGTTTGAGATCCAATTCTCCGTTGTCATCGTCGATGCTTACGCGGATGTAGGAATCACTTTGCTTCAGCGACTCAAGGAATACGCGCTTGTTTTTCATGCCATACCCCGCGCCAACGTGAATCTCTGTTCGGCGTTTTCGTAGTTCTCGCGCAGGTAGCGTGCGACGCTCTTGCCCTCGTACTTGCGGCAGAGATAGTCGAGCGTCAGGGGCATTTCGCAGAACTGGCCGTCGCGTACTTCGTTCAGCACCACCACGCCGCGCCAGTGAGCGTTCGCCATTCCTTTAAAATTTTCGTCTTGCAGGTAAGCGGAACCGGCCACGATGCCCTTGCGGACTACGCCAGTGGCGTACTGCTTGGTTCCGACCTCGTAGCCCTGAACGTGACCCTGCACAAACGACGTGCCGACGTGGTTGAGCTTGTTTTGCGCGGTGCCGCCAATGGCTCGCCCGGTGTTTACCGCTGCGAAGTAATGCGCGAATATCACGCCTTCCACCGTGACCTGGCCCGGTGATCCGCAGTAATACGGCACGATCTCCCAGCCGAGTGCCTTGTCGTTGAACTGGTGAAAGCCCATCGTGCCTGACAGCTTGGGGTTGCGGTCGATGTAGCGCGTCAGGCGGTGTTCGTGATTGCCGCGCAGAAGGATCTTCCTGCCCTGCCATCCGCCCATCGCCTTGTGCAAAATGGCCAGTCCTTCATTGCCGGCCTTAACGTCGTCCTCGTAGCGCAACCCTTCCATCGTGCCGGACTCGGGTGCCGCATAGGTGGACAGGCTTTCAAAGTCATAGTGGTCGCCCAAGTGCACCACCACATCCGGCTTGTATTCGCGGATGGCCCTTCCGATCCACTCCAGATGGTCGAGCGGCTCGCCCGGTTTGCACTGGGTATCAGGGATCACGAAGATCCTACGCGGCGCACTGTCGGGCTTGGGCGCATCTTTGGCCCACTCGTACAGGGTTGCCCGTGGAACGCCCGTCACTCGGCTTATTTCGCGTTGCGGGACGCCTTCGGCCAGCATGGCACGGGCCTCGTCTCTCACGCTCATGTCTTCACCGACACGGCCAGTGCAATCGCTACGAACAGGATCACCAGCGCCCACGGCACCCACAGCGGCGCGAGGATGGCCCACCATGACCAAGTGAGGATGCCGCCCAGCTTCAGCGCGATGAACACGATGGCCAGCAGGCCAAGGAACGTCACGCCGCCTCCGCGAACTTCGGTCGCCTTGCTCATAAACGGTCCTCGGGAGACAACGGGTGCAATTCCGTGCCGATGATGCGATCCGCCTCGGCCATCATCGGGTGGCGTGGCGTGGCGTTATGCACAAAGCGCCAACCGTGCGGCGTCTGCTCAATCTGGAAGTCGGGCGCCTTGATCCGGTCAACGTCGCCAATCCCGTAGTTGCGCAGTTCGTCAGCATCGGCCACGCGGCGGTGTTCCTTGACGTTCGGGCCGAATTCCGCAAGGTAGGGGTTGCCGTCGCAGTTCGGCGGTGGGCAATCCCCTCGCTTGGCGGACCATGCGAGATCGCGTGCCGTCTGCGCTTCGTACGCCTCTCGCGGCTGCCAATATTTCGTGGGCGCGGCAGTACGTAGCAGGCGCAGCGCGGTGGCAAGATGCTCGCTGGCGCTGGCGGTTTGCTCCATCGCCTTGATGATGTGCGTTTGGGCGGAATCGGGCTGCTGCTGGCCGGGTTTCTTCGCCAGCGCATCGCCGTACAGGTAATCCGGGTAATTCAGGCCGTCAGTCATGCGTCACCTCGCGCCGGATTCGTCAATTCAAAATCAATGCTCTCGCTGTAGTACCCATTTGATTGACCGAGCCAGCGGATAGTGACGGCGCCCTTGTTCGTTTGGATGACGTAGAACGTCCAAGTGAATGAATCATCGCAGTATTCGGGCTTGTGCCCTTCGGGGTGACTTTCGGAGTTTTCTTCACAGCGCGACTCGATAACCGTGGCGTCTTGCAGGTCGGCAACATCGCCAACCACGTCCACGACGCTAACGCTTTCGCAGCAGTCGCTAATGTGCTTCATTGTCCACACGGACCCGTCGGCACACTCAATGGTCACCCGTTCCGATTCGGGCTCAAGCCCGGTAACGGAAACAATGTGACGCCCGTTTAGCTCGGAAATGTCGTGGTTGTTGGTAAAACTCATTGCATCAACCCTCTTGTGGTTGACGCATATTCAATCAGGTTCCCGTCAAAGCAATTGCGTTTCCTTTTACTTTCGCGCGCTGCCGTTTTGCGAGGTTGTATATCGTCTGCCGCGTGCAGTTCATGCGCTCGGCTGCAATGACTGCTCCGATAAGTGGAAGCATGGATTCTGCCCGAGCTTCACGCCTCGCCTTACCTAGCAGCGTGGCAATGCGTGCCTCGACTGCGCCAACGTCAGACATCACCACGCCTTCCTTGTGCATGGCCTCTGCGAGGAGTACCAGTAGGCTATCGGTGTCATTCATTCTCGCGTTCCCCGTTGTTGGCAGCGCATGGCATTACCCCATCGCGTCGAGTGCCGTTATCGCCACGGCCAGCGCGGACCATTCGTGCGACTTGATGCCGTAGGTCGGCCCTTGATTCGCCTTGACCCCTTGCGGCCCCAGTAGCTTGATAAGACCCTCGCGTACTTGCGGGTCTTTCGCCCTGCCCGTTCCGCAGACGTGCTTCTTGACCGCCATGCGCGTGACGTAGATCACTTCGTCAGGACACGGCCAGCATTCCTGAAACCGACCGTTCCACTTGATCGACTCCATGGTTTCCTGCCCCACTACCGACCCGTAGCTCACGAACTCTTCCATCGCCAGCATGTCCGCATCGGACTGTTTCACCAACTCACGGATTTCGTGGTTAGGCAAGATGCCATGCGCCAGGATGCCGCCGCCTTGCAGATACACGACATAGCCCGATTGCAGCGTGCCGG